GTTCTGTGGATGTATCTATAGTTGCAGGAGGTTCTATTTCTATGTTAGTGGTATCAACATTACGACTAGCTAAAACATCGAGTAACTCTATTTTTTGTTTTTCAAATAACTCAGCATAATCTAAATTTTTAATTTCTTCAGGTGTTATTGATTTAGAACTTTTGTACATCATTGTTTTTTCGCCAGCCATCCATTCAATTTTAAACGAAGTAATAATTTTTAATTTCATGTTTTAAGTGCCCATAATGATAGAGTTAATAAAGTAGCTGCTGAATTTGAATTTACATTAAATGCTAAAATGTCCCCTGCATTAATGGTAGTAGTCCAGCCTGTTAAAGTAGAACTTTGGTTTTTATTTGTTGCGGTTAATGTAGGTGTAGCTGAAGCAGTAATACTATCTGCTACAGTGGGTGGGAAGTTAGCAAAAGTATCTTTCCAAATATCAACAACCGCTGAAGTTGAAGTGTCTGCTAAAAGTGACCATTGATAAATCACACAATTAAACGGAATTTCTAAATAAGCTTTGACGCCTGTTGATAGTAAAAAGCCACCACCACTCATAACGACCGGAATAGCTACAGTAAGTGAAACCCACTGAGGAGAAGTATTACCTTGTGATGTTAAGATTTGACCTGAAGTACCGTAAGCTGTACCCGTTGCACCAAATGAAAGAGCGCCGGTTGTTGTAAGTCTAACTTTTTCAGCGCCGTTTGTATAAAGTGCTAATGGGTTATATGTACCTGTACCTGTTTTACCAGAATCAAGAACATTTACACCAGTCGTAGACGATATAGCTAAGTACCCTGCATTAGAAGCATCCGCTGCATTTGCTACGGCTAACGCTGCAAGCGTACCTGATCCACTAGGAAGTACATTAACATTAGTAGCGCTATTAGATGTAGATGTTTGAAACGCTACGCGGTTAGACTCAGTTGCATTACTAAAATCACCACGAATGCGGTTAGCTGTACCTGTAAAGGTTAAATTACCTGAGTCGGTAATTGATGAAAATCCACCTGTCATACCAGACAAAGTACCGCCAGTAGCTGTTAAGTTTAATGTAGAAAATGCTGAAGCATAACTAATAGCGTCAACTACGTTAGTACCTGTGTTATATACCATCATAGTGGCGGCGGCAGGCACAACTACACTAGAACCCGCTGCATTTTTAACTGTAATATACGAGGCTAAGGTATTGTTAATAACATATAATTTAGCTACACCTGGAAGTTCTAAGTCTTGTGGAGTAGCTGCAACGCCAATTAAGTTTAAACGAGCATGACGGAATGCTTGAGATCCGTTATTATTAGCAGCAGTTAGTACTACAGGAGCATTCGCAAAGGTAACATCGGCTGTATTAGCAATAGCTTCTTCGATAGCTGTGCCCAAGTTAAGGTTAGTCGTATCACCCCATTGACCCGATTGTTCACCGTTGCCTATAAGTTCTATTTTTAGGTTTGAGTAACTGCTCATAATTTAATCCTTTTCTAATTATCCGTATTATACCTTAACTACAAGGTTGTTTTGTATCAATTGTACCCCAATCAGGCGTCTGATTGTCATCTATATCAGTCCAACCGGAAGATCCCGGTCCTGCGATCGCAATCCAACTTGGTGTTTGGCTATCTATAATATCTGTCCATACAGGCGTTTGTGAGTCATTAATAGGTCCCCAATCTGCGTTTTGGCTATCATCTATTCTAAACCATCCGTTATAACATATATCATCTAGTAAAGTAACCGCCTCAATAATAGACTCTAAGTACGCAAATTGGTCTGTAGGGGTATCATCTAACGTCGTATTTTCTACTCTAACTACTAAAAACTGAGCACTAATTGTAGGTGTGTCTTCTACTGTAAAAGGTTCTGCAATAGTAAATAAGAACGTACTTCCTACAATATTTAAATCAAGTATATCTATATTTTCAGCTACACTTTGCGCAAACCCAGCTATTATAGATTGTTGGTTATCTACATTTAATATGGGTTCTAGTCTACTTACGTTAAACTGCGCATTAATATTTTCAACAGAGTTTATAAAGCTATTCTCATTTAATGAAAATAAGAACTCAGATGCTTGGGTACTTGCGTCATCTAATATTGCATCTTCATTACGAGATTGTAGGGATGCAAAAAACTGCGTAGAACTATCATTTACATTAACGTTTTCCGTTGCACTTTGTGCAAACCCGGCTGCTATAGTTTGAATGCTGTTTAAATTACTATTCTCTGTAATACTTTGTAGTGCATCAAAAACTTCGGAGTTTGCAGCTGCAATACCTACAAGCTCATTAATTGTTCCTATAAAAATATTTGCATCAGCGTTTAAATCATTTACTGTAATAGGCTCTGTTCTTGTTTCACTAAATGCAAATAACTGGGTACTTGCATCTGCCAAGTTTATATTTTCAGTTAAGCTTACAAAAAAACTAGCGCCCGCAGAAGCAGGTAGAGATGCATAAGGTACTTGCGCAAATGCTGCGTATCCAAACATTTAATTCTCTAAGCCCATGTACCTACTGAAGTATTAGCACCTGTAGCGGACACAGGACAGAACTCAACGTTTGAACCTGATAAAATATTAAAGGTGCCTGGAGCTACAGTGATTGCAATTTGTGGGTTAACTGTGCCTGCTACCGTAACATCAATTACACCGGTTATAACAACGTTATTTACAGAACTTGCTACTGTTGCGGCTGATATAGTTACAAGTGTAGCATTACCCGTAGTTAATCTATTTGACATACCACTATATGCCGCTACGGTAACCGCTGTTGCGCCTAGTCTATACTGCGCTTGATATTGATGTAGGGTTGTTGTAGCGCCACCTGCCATAGCAAACTGAATAGCACCCGTGCCTGATGTTTTTGAAAATATATACTGTATTCGATATGTATAGCGGCCTACGGCTAAAGTTGCGCCTACGCCAAAAATACTTTGAGTTGTGGTAACATTTGATAAAAGTCTATCTGCATTTAATACATAGTATTGACGAGGAGCAATAAGCGATCCAGTACTACCGCTATTTGAGTTTAAACCGTATGCAGTATCAACATAATATACATTAGATATAGTATTACCAGTGTTATTTACTACAAAATCGCCACCGTCTTGAAGGGTTAATGCCGTTCCGCCACCAGTGTTAACTAAAACAGGTCCACTAAAGGTTGTATTACCACTAGAGTCTATACGCATACGTTCTGCACCAGCAGTAGACGCAGCAATAGTATCAGCGGCGGGAAACCATAATCCTGTGTTTAAATCACCTTTATGTGCAATAGACGGAGTTCCAACAGCACCATCACCAAATGAGGCAATAGTATTTACTGTTAATAAAGCATCTGGACTCGCAGTACCAATTCCTAATCTGTTATTAGTGTCATCCCAAAAGAAATTAGCGTTATCTTCTGTATACGTACCCGACGCACCTGCAAATACAACTGAACCTGTAGTAAACGCTGTAGCAGTTCCTGTACCGCCTGAAGTAACGCCTAGTGTACCTGCTAAGGTTATAGCGCCTGTTGTAGCTGTACTTGGTGTGAGTCCACTTAATGATGTTTGGAATGAGCTTACTAATGAACTTGATACTGTTCCCCATGATGGTGCAGCGCCTGTATTACCTATTAAAACTTGGCCTGTAGTACCAGCTGCCGTAGCACCTAGAGGATTTGTACCATCACCATATAAAACACCATTAGCTGTAAACGTAGTAGCCCCTGATCCACCCGCTGCAACTGGAAGTGTGCCCGCCGTTAATGTAGAAGCACCTGTTGAATAGAGTGCATTATTAGCAGCCGAGAATGTTGTAAGTCCTGTACCACCATAAGCAGTACCTATTGTGTTTCCATTCCAAGTAGCATTAGTAATTGTAGCAGTGCCAAAGTTAGCTGTTGTAGCATTAAAGTCATACGATGCAGGAAGAAATGCGTGTCTTCTCCAAGTACCAGCAACAGTAGCATTATCAGCTAAGTATACAAAACTTGCAGCACCACCAGGTACTGTTTCAATAGGTCCAGTTGCATTATCAACAACAGTTAAAGTTGCTGAGGAATCATTATCAAAAATAAATGTAGTACCTTCTAGTAACGTTGTGGCGTCAGGTAATTGGAATGTTTGTGTTGTAGAACCAAGTAGGTTTTGATAGTAATTTGAAGCCGCTGTTAAAACGGTAGTACCCGCAGCTGAAGTAATCGCTGTATAACCTGGCACAAATTTACTTGCTGCCATATTACCAATACCTGGGTTTGCAAACCCGCCTAATGAAATACCACCATTATTAAAGATGGTCATAGCGTCAGTTGTACTACTGTTAGTTACAAAGTGAACGTTATATGCACCGTATGTACCAAGTGTTAAATCAGTAGAAGCGGAGGCTACGTAAGATGCCCCAGCAATATTAAATGAGCCTGTACCAGTAAAAGTAGACGAGTTAATACCTAATTCAGCGTAGTTTGCAGAAGCTGTACCTGCGTCATTAGATACATTTAAATTACTAGAGGCATTTGCAGCGGTGCTTTTATTTTGAACAACAACTTGATTGTAGCCTGCAACAGTAGAAGCAAAAGACCCAACAATACCTGTATCAGCATATCCAAGAACTTCGCCAATAGTTGCTACGCCACTAACGTCATAGTTAATAGATTTTTCAGCAGGATATGTACAAAATACATTAGAGGAATTACCTGCTAAATTAATAAGGGCTGTAGTACCCGATGAGTTTGAAAGAACTGTATCACGAGATAAAGTACCAGCACCTACAGTACCTACACCCACTTCCCATACTTGTGCGGTTGTATCATGAATAGTGTAGAAAGTAACGTTGCCATTACCAATAGATGAAGAAAAGGTTTGAAACCCAGGTATAGGACCTACAAATGTAAGTGTGCCTGTGCCACTCGTGGTGGTGGATTCCTGAACCCGATCCTTGACTACGAGAGCCATTTAAGCTCCTTAGCTTGTAGCAGTTGTTGAGTATGTAACGCTTACTGTGTCACCAGCTGTTGTAATTTTAGCTACCGCAAAGGCACCTGCTGAATACAATACACCACCAGTATTATTTTGTGTAGATGACGCACCTGGACCTGTGACTAAGAAGCAACCTCCCACTGTACCACCAGCACCTGTAATTGTGTATGTAATTGACGCTGCTGCACATGTAGTTACATTAGTTGGTGTTGATCCAGTTGATGTTGAGGCACTAAATACAGCTGTACCACGTACTGCTGAACCACCTACTGTATAATTAATAAATTCTGTCCACCCAGCATGTGAAGTATTTGTGTCAGTGCCAGTACCAAATGTTGGTGATGCACCAGAAATTAAACCTAAGAAAGGCCCTACTGTTGTGTATGTGCCAGTTGTACTAAGTAGTGTATCAAACATAAGTTCTTTACCTACTTCGTTTACTAAGTTAGGGAATGCTTCTTCCCATTTTAAATTACCAGCTGCGTCACGGCATTCAACTTTATAAAAGCCTTCAACGCCTACAGTTTCATTGGCTTGAGCATTAGCATTTAATGCTATAGTAGCTTCGTCACCAAACCCGTTTTGTTCTTTTTGCATCATAATATATCCCCTAATTAATTCTTAATACAGCGGCTGTTGACGTAGCTGCTGGAAACGTTATTGTAAATGTATTTGTTGCTGTTTTATCACTACCAAAATTTAATACACAAACAGCTGCATTTGTATTGCTATTATATATTAAAGCCCCAGCAGTAGTAAAATTTGCAGGATTCCAAGTTACATTTTCAAACGATACATACGCCGTATTATTAGCTGTATCACTTCCCAATCCTGTTATGGTTAGGTCTTCCCCACCTGCAGTATAACCAGTACCCGTAACTTCATGGTCTGTTGTATATACAGTAGTTGTTTCATTTAAAGTAGCATTAGCTGTATAAAGTGCTATCTTGTATGTATAAGGCGTACCTGCATTAAAGTTCTCAAGGGCCTTTAATAAATTTAATTTAAATACTGTAGTTTGTGTTTGTCCAATAGCCATAATAATCTTTAAGTTTTAACAGGTATTCTAACTTGGCCAGATCTGTAAGCATCTTGTCTATTTTTACCATCACCAAGTTGTAACAATAATTGCATAGCTTCGTCATAACGTCTTTGATATTGTTGAATTACGTCAGCTTCGCCTTTCATATATGTATACGCTTCTAAAAGAGCTCCGTATAATAATATTGAACTAAAGTTATCACCTAACCAAGTTTGACCGCCTACTACTGTAGTAATAGACTCAGGATAATAAAAATAATGTAGCTCTATAGCATAACTTTGATCTGGTGTTGGACCTAATATAAACGATGTATTATCAAACACCGCATAGTATTGAGGCACATTATAAAAATCAGCGTCCGTATCAGGAAATGCCTGTCTAATAAAATTTACATCTTTATTAAGTAAATACAAATACTCATTATTAGCATTAATAACCGCTAAGCTAAACGTAGACAACCAATCAGTAGGGACAGCTAAATATTTATTGCCCGCAGTCATAGTACCTGTTACGTTTTTACGTAAAGCAGGAAGCTGTACTGAGTTATAAATACGTTGTTCTGCTTGAGTAATAAACGTATCAACATCAACTGTTGTAAATTGATTTTCAGTATAGCTTTGTATTTCTGTGACTAGCTGGGAGTAATTCATTTATTACGCCATCGGGCCTCTTGTTTTAATACCCTTAGTTGCTGCACCATAACCACGCATAGTTTTTTCACCATGTCTATTAATAGCTTTAGAACCTGGATCTCCAGCGCTTACACGTTGTGTACCAGTACCTTTATTAAGGTCTTGAGCTTTTAACTTGTTAGGGTCTTGCGAAAATCCAAGTTCTGAGCTAGATGGATTAGGCATTGGTTGTTTGTAAATACCAATATCACTTCCAGTACCGCCTGATGGATATTTAAACCCAGTATAATCACTGGCATCTTTGTTCTCTTTTGCGTGACCTAGTGGATATGATTCCGCTGGTGTTGGTTTTGGAAAGTCATTTTTAGCCATGATAATTATCCTTTTTTCTGTGCTGCAATTTTAGCCATGCCACGACCCATAGTTTTCATGTCAATGTTCTTTTTACCACCTTTAGAACCTGCATGTTTTGGTCCTGATTTAATGCCTACTGTAGCGCCGTCATTACCTAAATTTTTACCTTTGGTTTTACCTTGTTTAGTAATACCATCTGCTGCTGATCTAAATCCCATATACTTCTCCTCAAGTTGTTGTTACTGTTACGTTACCTACTACACCTGTTGCTACTAAATAATTAGGAGTTAATGGTGCATCGAAAAAACTAGCTCCGCCTACTGGGTTCCATCCCCACTGTATGATTCTGCTACCACCCATTGGAACGCCTGTAGCGTTAGTCGAAGGGTCTGTAGTTTCAGTTATTTGTAACCCATTTAAACCTGATTGATAATAACTAGGACTATCAGGTCTTGGATTACGCACCGCTTGCGGATCATTAACTGGGTATAAACCTAGTGATAATTGTGGTTGATCCGGTTCCCAGCATTCTGGACATACCAGTATATTAACATTTTTGGTCTTAATAACCAATCTTTTAAGCTGTTTAAGCTTATATCTGAAACCACAACGGTCACACTGCGATATGGCATTTTTACCACTTGAATATTTACTTGGCATTTAATTACCCGTGGTAGAACATTTCACGAGGTACAAACCTAACGCTTGCTTTTTCTCTATCTTCGTCAGCTGCTAATTGGAACTGCTCTTCATAGTCAGCCTTTAACATCGGTATGCGATTAGGATCAACGTTTGGTAATTTAACACTTAGTTGATATGCTAGTCCTGCAACCATGCAAGGAATAAATCTAAACGGAATATCTTCTACGTTAACACCATTACCTGCGTCTTGAATACGTCTTAATCTATAATACACAAATTGATAGAAACTACTTTGATCAGGTGCTGGCCATACATTTACTGTAGGTAAGTTCTGAACATAGATTTTAGAAGCTGTTAAGTGTGTCGCTGCAGTTGTATTGTTAACACCTCTGATACATCCTGTTAAGTCATTACCACTAATACCGCCGTACTGAATAGTCTCGTTATCTACTTTAATAAAACCAAACTGAGCTAAGCCTACAGTAGATGTTAAAGTAATGGTTGTTTCAGTAGCATCTAAAGCTTCAGCTGTAAGTATTGTAGTAGGGTTTTCTTGACCACTTTGTCTATTAATCCAAACTTGGATTGGACGACCTGTAGCATTTTTATTAGGGATCGTAATGTAAGTGGACTCAGATATACGGTTAATATTAATATCTTGTTGGTTTGACCCTGTGCCAGTACGTGTCACCATGTCTAACAAATCAATCGTATCTGTAGGCAACGCATACATAATCTGACCTTGGTTCATTTGGATTTGACCAGGTTCTACAGTCCAAAGATTTAAGCCTCGATTAGCCCATTCAATTGTAAGTAGGTTTAGTGAACGACGAGCTGTTCTTAGTTCATAACCTGTACGTAACTCTTGACCACATCGCTCAAAAGCTTCTTCAACTAAGTTATTTAAATCTAAATTAAAACTTGTCTGTCCTGTGGTTCTATCTACCATTATTTTTTCCCTTTAGGAAATCCTGCCTTCATGTTTGCATATGCTTTAGGTGTGATTGTGGACTTTGATTTACTACGTGAAGTACCTGCTTTTTTTCTAGCATTTATATTTGCATAAAGTCCTACAGGTCCACCTTCTTTAAACTGAGTAAAGTCTGTGTTGTCACGACGTTTCTTAACCACGCCCTTAGGCATAGTGTTCTCAGTAGCACTTGGTATTTTAGTTTTCTTTATAGCACCCATACCACGTGAAGGTCTCATTACATCATCCCCCTAAATAAACCACCCAAACCACCTAAACCTAAATTACTTGGTTGTGGCGTTTGTTGTTGCATATATTGTTGTCTTAAACGTGGTGGTAAACGCCTCATCATCATTTCTTGTTGACGACGTTGTTGTTCCATTTGTTGACGTTGTTGTTCTTGTTGCATTTGGATATACCGCATCATTCTAGGATCAAATTGTCGTGGAAATGGTTGTTGTACTTGTGGAGCTACAGGTTGAATTGGTTTTGGTGTTAATGAATTAATTGTGTCAGCTAATTGCGGAGCTGCTACATTGTCTGTATATGGATTAACAGGTTGTTGTACTGGAGCTGGTTGTTGTACGGGAGCTTGTGTTGTTACTCCTGGTGGTGGTGGTGGTCGATTATTTATATAAGGTCCAAGCGCATCTAGTTGTTCTGGTGTTAATGGAGTTTTACCGCCTTGTGGTGGGATGCTACCGCTTCTTGGTACATAGTTGCTACCTGATAAAGCATCATTAACACCATTATTAAATGGTTGTGGAGGAAGTTGATTTCCGTAACCATAATCACGTTGCGGGTAACCACCACCTAGCATTCCGCCCATCGGAACAGGGGCTTTACCGCCTTGTGCTGGCATTGGTCTGCCGCCTTTACCGCCTTGTGCTGGCATCGGTCTACCGCCTTTACCGCCTTGTGCTGGCATTGGTGTACCTCCACCTTTACCGCCTTGTGCTGGTGTTGATGCTTGTGGTGATCTTGCTATTGTTGGCGCGCCCATATTATATCTCCTTATACATTTGTACTTGTGTACATCTATATCCTATATTGTTTAAAAAACTTTTAGTCCATCCAGGACGTCCTGATAATGTTACCACAGTACAACCTTGACTCTTAGCCCATTCAATAATACCTGGTTCCATATCTTGCAGTTCTTTTATATCCCCGCCAGCTAAGAAGAAGTGTATTACTTTTTTCCTTGGGTAATCTACAATTTGTGTCACTACAGCTGAGTTTTTACCCGGCCAGAATTGTGCATTACCATTTACTACATCATTAAAAACATCGTTTATATCAAACGTGCCATGAGCATAGTCTAGAGCATCCTCTAACCATTTCTCACAGCGTTTAAATTCGTCAACCCAGTCGTAACGACTATAATCTACTGGCATTTATTAGATGATACGTCCTCTTGTTTTGCCTTTAACAGCAATACCATTAGCCTTTGCTAATTGAGAAACTTTACCGCCTTTAGCCATGCATTTAACCTTACCACCTTTTTTCATTGGTGCTGCTACTGGCGGTTCTGGAGCTATTGGTTGTAATCTTGATGGAGCTACTGGTGGAACGCCTTGATCTTGTAAAATAGCAGCTTCCATAAGTTTACGTCTCATAGCAGCTTCAGGTCCACTAAGTTGCATTTCAATTTGTTTCTTTTCCATCTTAGATTTTTTAATTTTATCCATGATTAACAGATCTTTCCCTTAGTTTTACCGCGAACTGCAATACCATTAGCTTTAGCAAGTTGACCGCCTTTAGAATAACCACAGCCTTTAGCCATACCACCTTTTTTAAGTGCAGTTAGGTCAGTTTTCTTGCCACCGTGCATTTGTTTATCGTGCATACCAATAGCTTTTTTTGCCATCTTTTTATCTTGAGCCGTGTCTGTCATGCCGCCTTCTTTCATACCTTTTTTAGCCATACCGCCTTTTTTCATGTAGCCCATTTTATTTCTAACCTCCGTTGGTAATTTTGATAATCCAGGATTGTCACTTGAGTCAACTGCTTTAAGTGC